TGCATCAAGTTTGCATACTTCCTGGCCACCTATTTGCAGAGTGAACTCGGTCGTATCGCCCTGTCCAGAAGAGAACAAACCGTTCGTGTTCGTGAGAACGTTGGAGATGTTCTCAGCTTCGATCCATACGTAGCTGAGCAGATCACCCTTAGAGCGAATGGGGATGACCACCTCGTTGGAGCTCCCGAACGAACCAATGTAGTCCATACGTTCCGGCTTGATGGAAAAGTTGGTATGACGCTTATAGTTTTGACGGAAGAAAGAAACCTCGGGGCTGCCGGTGATGTATACATCCTGAGCACCCTTTGATACAAGATCAATCAACGCAGCTGACATTTTACTATGTAATGATATTAAAATTTTCCCACTATAACGAAGTATGGTCCAATTTCAAGTTCTTATTTGGGATTCACGTGACGAAGAGGAGACGCATGTTATCCGACTGTTTGGTAAGACGAGTAAAGGGGAGTCCGTGTGTGTCACCACGAATTATACACCCTACTTCTTCGTGAAGATCCCAAAGGGTATGATGAAGGAAGCATTGATGCGGTACATAGAAGATGCGTGTTACGAAGATCTCATCACGGGGTTTGAAGTGGTGAAGGCGAAGGATGTGTGGGGATTCCAAAATGAAGAAACACATGCATTTTTACAAATTTTTTGTAGGGATTTAACAGCTCGAAGGCAAGTGAGTAACCGCCTGAGAAAACCAATTCGAGATCTCAATAAGAAGATCCATATTTACGAAGCGAATATTGACCCCGTCCTTCGCCTGATGCACGAGACCGGTATAGAGTCTACGGGTTGGGTCGACACGAATGACGGTGTGATTCGAGCGTGTCACGCACATACTGACATTGACCTCTTTTGCAAAGATTGGAAAAAACTCACACCGGTTAAAACAGATAGTATCGCCCCATTTGTAGTAGCGTCTGTAGACATAGAATGTTACAGTTCGACCGGTAAATTTCCAGATCCGAAAGTTCCTGGGGACGTTTGTTTCCAGATTGCTATTTCTCTTACACATTTCGGTTCTGACGATGAACTGTATGATAAGACATGTCTATGCTATGGACAAACAGATCCCAATTTAGAAGGGTGCAATATCGTTAGTTTTGACACCGAGCGTGAGATGCTCACGGCGTTTAGTAAATATTTACGAACCCATGATGTTGATGTAATCACTGGCTGGAATATATTTGGTTTCGATTTGGAATATATTATGCAACGCGCATCATACACGCGTTGTTCACGAGAGTTTTTCCAGTTGAGTAAACTCCGTGGCCATATTTGTAATTTGGTATCGAAAAAACTGTCTTCGAGCGCTCTCGGTGATAATGAATTGAAACTCGTACCTATTCCCGGTCGGTTCGTATTCGATATGTTTCACGAAGTGAAACGTGAGTATAAGCTCGATTCGTATAAGCTCGACAATGTTTCCAAAATTTACCTAGGAGACCAGAAAATTGATATGTCTCCCAAGGAGATGTTTGCACGTTTCAAGGAGGGCGACCCGGTAAAACTGCGCGAAGTTGCAGAGTATTGTATAAAAGATACGATCCTCCCACATAAACTTATCGCGAAGTTGTCAACGTTGATGAATTTACTCGAGATGGCGAAGGCGACGTGGGTACCCCTCAATTACCTGGCTGAACGGGGACAGCAGATTAAGGTATTTAGTCAGCTCACGAAAAAGGCTCGAGAACTTGGTTTCAGGGTTCCCACATTTGAATACGGGTACACGGATACGGCTGGGTATGAAGGGGCGACCGTTCTCGAAGCGCAATCTGGTGCATATTATACACCGATCACTGCCCTAGATTTTGAAGGTCTGTACCCGTCTATTATGATGGCGCATAACCTGTGTTATTCTTCACTTGTGATGGATAATAAATATGATAATGTTCCAGGTGTCACATACGAAACGTTCGGTCAGTATAAGTTCGCACAGGACGTCCCAAGTCTTTTACCAGCCATTTTGGCAGAACTTAAACAATTTAGGAAACAAGCTAAAAAGGATATGGCAAACTCTACGGGTGCGACGCAGCGCATGTATAATGCAAAGCAGTTAGCGTATAAGATTTCGATGAACTCTGTATACGGGTTTACGGGTGCATCGAAGGGTATGCTTCCGTGTGTCGCCATCGCGTCTACTGTAACTGGGAAGGGTCGAAGTATGATTGATGACACGAAATCATATGTCGAAAAGAATTTCCCGGGGTCTAAAGTGCGGTATGGAGACACCGATAGCGTTATGGTTGAGTTTGACGTGGGTGGTCGAAAGGGTCAGGAAGCTATCGAATATAGTTGGGAAATTGGTGAACGCGCGGCTGAAGAGTGTACACGGTTGTTTAAAGCACCGAATAACCTAGAACTCGAAAAAGTGTATTGTCCATATTTTTTATATTCAAAAAAACGATACGCGGCTAAACTGTGGACCAAAGGTAAAGATGGTAATATGAATATGGACTATATCGACGTAAAAGGATTGCAACTCGTTCGTCGCGATAATACACCACACATGCGTGGGGTATGCAAAGAACTTCTCGATGTCATTCTGGAGAGTAGCGATACAGACGCACCGATGAATTTAGCGAGACAACGTGCGATCGAACTACTCGAAGGGGAGGTTCCTAATAATAAGTTGATATTAAGTCAGTCTCTTTCTGACGTGTATAAGGTGAAAGGTAAGAGTGTGTCTATATCTAAAATTAACAAAGACCATGTCGACGACCCCACGAGTTGTGACATTAACATGGCACATGTTCGTGTCGTGACCAAAATGCGTGCGAGACAACCTGGGTCAGAACCAAGGTCGGGTGATCGCGTACCTTATTTGTTGATCAAAACAGACAATCCACGCGCAAAAGCGTTTGAAAAATCAGAGGATCCAAAATTCGTAGAGGAACACAATCTACCCGTCGACTATGACTATTATTTCATTAACAAGTTTCTGAATCCAGTGTGTGATTTACTGGAACCCCTATTCGAAAACCCAAAACTTGAAATTTTCGGCGAATTACTCGATAGGGCAAAACCACCGAAGAAAAAACGGATCGTGAAAGATGAAAAACAAATGCTTATCTCCGACCTATTTAAAAAGTAAACGCGCGTATATAATATGGGGATTTCTGACCAAATTTCGGAACTGATCGAAAAGGAGGTTGAGCGGCGGGTGTATGAACGCGTTTGTAAAGTCCTAGAGAAGGTCACCGATATTTTTCCCGTTTCAAAAAAGTACGCGCGTCGTGAATTTCTACCAGATGTTGAATATTGTCAAGGTATAACAAAAAGTGGACGCTTCTGTACAAATAAAGCTACAAAAGAAGGGTTCTGCTCGTTCCATGTAAACGATGAACGTCTATGTGAACCTATAAAAATACAAACAACGACGATGCGCCATACCCACCCATTTCCATCCGGATTTATCCAGGGATGTCCGAAATGTGAAGATGATAAAAAAAAGAAGTTAGAGAATTAAGACGTTTTTGGAGTAATATGAATAAGTCCGATATACTATTATCATCAATCAATACATTTTACAAAATACCGGAAAATAAACATGTTTTAAGTGAACTTTTATCAAAATCTGGGGGAATATCTCTTAGAAATTTGGAATGGTTTATAACAAACTATTCAAAAAAACACAATACAACATATCAGACAAATGATGGTAGACTTTTTAGTGTACATTGTGCATATAAATCAAGTCTAGATGGGTACAGTAAAAAATTATTCGACCCGTTTTGTAGATCTGAAAAAATAGCCTATACTATTCCGGGTACAACTGATGAAATTCATACGACTGTTGCACAGCTAAATTTCATCAAGTGGTGTATAAAAAATAAAATTGTCGAGTATATTAGAGTTAATAAAGAGTCTCTTTTCAATAAGCGAGTTTCATGAATCCGTTTTCAAAAAGAAACGTTTGATATCCTACATAGTATATGTTAAGTGTGTATACTTTGGTTAAATTTGGTACTAACTTTATCTCTACGAGGGTGGTATCCGATTTCAATTCCCCAAAATCCAAACTTCCCGATGGTTCCACATTAATCGGATTCATCGAGAATGTATACGTATAAATATTTCTAATCGGTCTTGATAATCTGTGTAAATATGGTACGACATATTTATAATAAGCATGCCCGGGACTTAGAATATTCGGTAAATCTTGACCGTTCACATAAAATTTACCTGTAGACATAACCGGGTTGAAAAATGAATTTGCCGTGGTGAACGTATCGGTCGATGAAAAATTGTATCGATTTTCAAATACATTTGATTCAATCGTAGTACCCGACCCCTTAATTTCATTCTCATCTTCAAACTCTTTATTTCTCAGAAACCAAAATATAGTTTTTACAGGAATTTTGGGTACAAGTTGAAGTTTAACTTCACTCGACCCGATCTCGGTTTCGACCGACGGATGACGTTTCACAACGTCGGTCGTGACAACTTGTTTTTTTGTCATTAAAAATGACCGCTCAACTGGTGACACTGTCATTTCCTCCGTGACTATATTGAAATTATCAAAAGTGACGGTATCTGCAGAGTTTGTAAAGAACGACTGTGGTCTGAACTTTACTTTAAATTCAATTTTCTGTTTATGCATCGCACATATTGGAAAATATGGCCGATTGGGAATATTCGTTGAATATTCGTCACCTTCATACTTTCTGGAAAAAAATAAAGGAATGGGAATCATGAGTTTAGATGAATTTCTCACCACCGACTCGTCATTTTGTATAGACGAGCCTTCTGCGAGATTCCGGTTGAGTGTGTATCGCTTGGTACGTTTTTCAGATGCATCGAGATACATTTCATCGTATATGATACCCCAATCATCGTGGTATTTTTCGACTTCAATTTCGTCGACGTGCATACTCACAGACTCGATGATATGACGCCCAATCTGATCAGCGACGTTAGAAGTACCCGTAAGCCCTGGAAAGTCGATGACGATGTACATGTTTGACAATAAATCACCCATATTACGTGGGTTCATGGTAACTATGACGGTCTCCCCCATGGGCCATGTAGCTTTTGTACCCGGATTGTCAACCTTTGTATTTCTATGAAACTTTGTGAAAGTCGAATGTTGTTTCATTTCATAATTAAAGAATGATTGATCGGGGTCGGCCCTTGTTAAATATGTATCTTGTTGTCCTATAGCATTTAATGAAATGATAGCGCCGGCGTTGGGACCTTCGACGATCATACCTATCTACTATCTACAAATTTTTAATATCAGTTTCCCACATATTCAACGGCGATGTAGCTCTCGTTAAGTTGAGTTCCCATTTCAACTGCTTAGACTCTTCGAGTAATGCCAAAACACGTTCTTCTGTGTATTCAATTGTCTTGGTATTCAACAAATAGTCATATGATCCATCAGCGGTTGGGAATAGTTCAGATAACTCAGTTTCAAGATCCTTCTTTTTACGTCTGAATACGGTTAGCGTCCCATCAATAACCATCGTGACAAACTTTGCACGGCTGTCATGTATTTTAGTTCTTTTCTCGAGAACGCTGATGAGATGTTCCCTCCGTTTAATGTAATATTCGTGGCGAAGTTTGATAAAATCCATGAGGATTAGTTCAGGACTTTCATACTTGTGAATACCTTTGGTCGGATGGAATAAATGCATATTCGACGTTCGAATTGTTTTTTGTAGTTTCAAATCCTTGATGATATCTTTACCACCGTACTCGTGGATAACGAAGTCGACGTGGTCCGTCGTACTATTATTCGTGTATGAACTAATGATCTTTTTTTCCGTGAGTGTGTCAAGATGTTCTTTGTAATCCTGTGTCCAGCGACCGGGTGGTA